CGCTTGACCCCCAGTTAAAACCCAAACAGCCATAGGAGACACCACATGGCAGCAGCATTCCACCACGGTTCAGAAACCATACGCATTGACGGCGGCTCGTCCCCCGTTTACACCGTAGACGGCGCGATTACCGCCATGGTCGGCACGGCTCCGGCCGGTGCGGTCAATACGCTGACCGTATGCGCCGCCGCCCGCGATTTCTTGCAATTTGGCAGCAGCCTGACCGGCAAGGGTTTTACCCTGCCCGATGCCGCCAATATCTTTACCCGCTACAAGGCTGGTACCGCCTATGTGGTCAATGTGTGCGACCCGGCCAAGCATAAGAGCAGCGTGGCCGACGAGGCGTTGACGGTCGATGCCGACACCCTGACCGCCCGCACCGCCCATCCGGCTTTGCAACCGGGTTACACGGTAAAAGACGGTGCCAGCGCCCTGAACGAGGGCAGCGACTACACCGTCACCGATGCCCTGACCGGCGAGATTGTGTTCAAAACCAAACCCACCGCGCCGACCATCAGCTATACCTACACCGACCCGTCCAAGGTAACCGAAGAAGAGATCATCGGTGCTTATGTGGCCGCCACCGGCAAACGCACCGGCCTGCAGGCGGTGATTGATGGCTTCAACCGCTTCGGCGCCGATGCCAAAATCATCATCGTGCCCGAGTACGACAAGACCGCCAAATGCCGCGCCGCCATCGAAGTGCTGGCCGAGCAGATTAAGGCCATCGGCTATGCGGCCGCTCCGCAGCAGACCACCCTGAGCAAGGCTATCGAAGGCCGTGGCCCGTTGGGCAGTATCAACTTCCAAACCTCCAGCGACCGCATGATGCTGTTCTATCCCTATGTGTTGGGTTTGCTCGGCGTGGAGAGCCTGGCCACCCACGCTGCCGGCCTGCGCATGAAGACCGACGTGGAACAGGGCTACTGGTACAGCTCGTCCAACCGCGACCTGCTGGGCGTAACCGGCATCGAAATGCCGCTGACCGCCCGCGCCGACGACCCGCAGAGCGACACCAACCGGCTGAATGAAAAAGGCATCACCACGGTGTTCAACAGCTACGGCACCGGCTACCGCCTCTGGGGCAACCGCCTAGCCTGCTTCCCGACCGTCAGCCACATCAAAAACTTCGAGGTGGCGCAACGCACCGGCGACGTGATCGACGAATCCATCCGCCGCTTCGAATTGCAGTATATCGACCGCCCGATTGACGATGCCCTGATTGACAGCCTGCTCGGCTCCATCCGCACCTATCTGGGCACCCTGCAATCCATCGTCGGTTACAGCGTGGACTTGGATTACGACTACGACTTGGTGGATGCTTTCAGCAAAGGCCAAGTGCCGCTCAAATACGAATACACGCCCAAGCTGCCGGCCGAGCGCATCAGCAATGCCAGCGTGATGACCCGCAAATATCTGGCCAACTTGGTCAGCCAACGATAAGGAAGGAATGAAAAATGTCCGATATCAAAGTGATTTACAACGCCAACGTCTACATCGACGGCAACGACCTGTTGGGCAAGGCCAGCGAGTTCAAGCTGCCGGAGTTTGAGTTTGAGCAGGACGAGTACAAAGGACTGGGGTTGAAAGGCACGGTCAAGCTGCCGATGGGCGTGGCTGCACTCGAGGGCGAGATTACTTGGAATAGCTTTTTCCCCGAAGTGGCACGCAAAGCCGCCAACCCCTACAAGGCGGTGCAGCTGATGGTGCGTGCCAATGTGGAAACCTACGATACCACCGGCCGCGTGAAGGAAGTGCCGCTGGTAACGATGGTAACCGCCACCTTCAGCAAGAATGCGTTGGGCGGTTACAAACCGAAAGAAAAGGCGGAGTTCTCCAGCACCTACCAGACCACCGAAATCCGCCAAGTGTTGGACGGGCGCGAAGTACTGTACTACAACGCCCTGCGCAACGAATACCGCGTAGACGGCGTGGACGTGGAAGAGACCTACCGGCGCAATATCGGGGCATAGTTTTTTAAAGCCGTTTAAAAGACCTTTAAAGCTCCCGCAAGCGACAATCCCTACATCAAATCCGATGTAGGGATTTTTATTTACCACCGGCGGTTTTATCAGGCCGCGCCGCCCGGCCAATTTGAAAAAGGATTGCAAAAATGGCTCAGAACGAAGCACAAAAATTACAACAAAAAATCGGTGTTACCCAGACCATCCAGCTGGTACAGCCGATTGAGACACCAAACGGCACGGTTACGGAAGTGACCACCCGCCGCGTGCTGGTGAAAGACTACAAGCAGGCAGCCGAGTTGTACCCGAACAGTGCGGCCTTGCAGCAGATCCATGTCATGGCTCTGGCTTCTGGCCTGATGCCGGAGGATTTCGAGAATATGGCGTGGGAGGATTACAGCAAGCTGCAGACGTTTTGTATTGGGGCGAATTGATTGGGACAGCTACCACCAAGCCGCTGCCGATTTGGCTTGGTGGTTTGGCTTTTCACCAAAAACGATAGAAGAAATGTCGCCGTCTGAGATTCTGATTTGGCAGCAACAGGCTAACCGACAGGTTAAAGCGGAGTATTCGAAGATGTAGAGCCCGGCTGTTTAGAGTATCGGAACAGCCGGCAGATGCCGGAAATAAGCACAGCAAGAGAGAAACTGGCGACGGTAAAGGCCACGCCGGCAGGCCAGGCCAGTATCAGCCCCAAGACGACAAACCCGAGCAATGCCGTCCAGAAGCCTACCGCTACCCACATGCTGGCAAATAGCCACAGGGAAGTGGTGGCCACCATCAGCCAAAACAGTACGGTGGCCATCGAGAGCGTGAAATTGTTTTTGAAGTCGAGTTCCATAAGTTAATTATTAGCACAGGTAAACCAGTATGGCAAAGGAATTTTTAGTCGGTGTAACCATTGCCGCCGCATTGAAGGCCGGATTTACCACAGTTTTCGGCCGCGCCGAGCGTACCGCCAAATCTCTAGGCTCGGCCATCAAAGAAGCGACCCACGCCAATGATGCGTTTGGTCGCTCTATCCGTCAGCAGCAGAGGCTGATGCCCTCGCGCAACCTGTCCGAACAGAGCCGTGCCTTTGCTGCCATGACAATGCAGATCCATCGTGCCACCCGCGCCCAGAACGACCTGAATAAGGCGATTGCCGGCCAGCGGGCAGCACAACAGCACCGACAGCAGCTGCGTTCCGAAATGGTGGAGACAGCCGGCCATGCGGCGGTTATTGCTGCGCCGGTGGTCGGGTCTATCCGTAAATTTATGGAGCAGGAGGATGCGTCTGCCAACCTGAAAATCTCCATGATGCGCCGCGACGGCAGCTTCGGCCGCTTCAACGAAATCGACCGGCTGACCACCGAATGGGGCGCCGCCCTGCCGGGGAATAAAACCGACTTTACCAATATGGCGCTCGGCTTGAAGAGCCAGGGTATTTCGGATGAAACCATCATTAACGGCGGCGGTCTGGCTACCGCCCGGCTGAATACCGTGATGGGCATTCCGATTGCCGACGGCAGCTTTTTTGCCAAAAACATGGAGGCGCACGGCATCAAGGAGTCCGAGCTGCTGCGCTCGGCCGACCTGACCCAACGTGCCTATTTTGCTGCCGGCCTGAGTAAGGAGGACATGTATCAAGCCATGTCCTACTATGCGCCGAAGGTTAATACCCTCGGCCTGACCGGTTTGGAGAATCAGAAACAGATTTATGCGGTAGAAGGGTTGGCTGCTAATAAAGGGCTGGAGGGCTCCAGCTTCGGTACCAACTTCAATATGATGTTGAGCCAGTTGTCCAAAGGGCCGGCCATGATGGAAATGGCCGCCAAAGGCATGAAAACGGAAGTGCGCGACATGGTGGAAAAGTCCGGCGCCCATTTCGACTTCTTCAACAAAGACGGCAGCATGAAATCGCTGCGTGAGATTACCGGCACGCTGGAATCTGAGTTCGGCAAAGTCCGCGCCCGCTTCGGCGACAAAGGCGTGATGGATGTGGCCGATGCCCTGTTCGGACAAGAGGGCGGACGCGTGGCCTCCATCCTCGGCCAGGCCGGTTTGGGCGGCTTCGACGCCATGATTGCCAAGATGGATCAGCAGGCATCCTTGGAAGACCGGATCAAAGTAAAAACCAGCACCCTGTCAGGCGCAATAGAGGCGCTGGGCGGGATGGCCGAAAATGCCGCCGCCAAGTTCGGCGAAGTATTCGCACCTGATTTGAAACGGTTTGCCGCCTTCGGCCAAAATGTGATTGAGCAATATGCCATACCGTTTATCAGCAAACATAAAGAGGCTATTAAAGTAGCTGCTGGCTTAGTAGTCGGATTGATTGGCATCAAACTGGCATTTCTCGGTATTGCCTACACCCTCTCTATGGTGGCCATGCCTTTCCGGTCGGTATGGATAGGTTTCCAAAAGATCCGCTCCATGCAAAACATGTGGCGATTGTTCCGTATGAGGGGGATATCGCGCGGAGTGAGCCTGCTGCGCACCTTCGGCATGTCTGCCCAATGGGCGACCCGTGTTGCCGGCGGTCTCGGTCGGGTGGCTGCACCGTTTGCCTCGGTATTCGGCCGTATCGGCCAAGGTGCCGGTGTATTCGGCAAACTAAATGTGGCATTGGGCTTGGTACGACATGGCTTTATGTTTCTTGCCCGTTCGCTGCTAACCACACCGATTGGCTGGGTGATTATGGCCCTAGTCTTCGCCGCCGTGCTGATTTACAAATACTGGAAGCCCCTGAAAGCCTTCTTTGCCGGATTTTGGGAGGGACTGACTAAAGGTTTGGAACCGCTGACGCCGCTGTTTGATGCGTTTGTCGGCACATTGAACGGTATTTGGACGGCCGTACAGCCTTATCTGCAACCTGTTTTGGATTGGTTCGGCGACTTTTTCAACCTGACTCAGGCAGGTGAAGGCAACGCCCGCAGCTGGGGGGAGTCGGTCGGTTCGGCTTTGGCTTCGGTGGTCAATACCGTCGTTTCTGTCGGCACTATGATAGTGGACGGCTGGCGGATGATTTTCGACGGCATCTTCTCATTGGCCGATTCGGCATGGACACAAATCAAAACCGCCTTTGACGGTGGACTGCTCGGCATCCTCGGCCTGATTCTCAATTGGTCGCCCATTGGCGCGTTTTATTCGGCCTTTGCTGCCGTATTGTCATGGTTCGGTATCGAACTACCTGCCAAGTTTACGGAGTTCGGCAGCAACATTATCCAGGGGCTGTGGAACGGATTGCAGGCGAAATTCGAGGCGGTACGGGCTTGGTTGGCGGAAAAGGCCGCCGCCCTGAAAAACACGTTTGCGGGCGTGATGGACATCCACTCGCCCAGCCGGGTATTCCGCCGTTTCGGCGGCTGGATGATGCAGGGCTTACAAATGGGCATCGACGGCGGAGCATCACGCCCGCTCAATGCCATCGGTTCTGTGGCTTCGGATTTGCAACAGCGTTTCAGCGACAACACTTCCTCGTTGGCCGCTTCAATGGCCGCCAACAGTGCCGAACTCTCTGCCGCACGGCAGGGCACGGCTGCGGCAGGCGGCATCACGGTACATTTCAGCCCGACCATCAATGCACCCGGTGGCGATGCGGGGCAGATTCAGACGGCCATGCAGATGGGCTATCGCGAGTTCGAGCAGATGTTTAGGCGCATGATGGAAGATTGGGACAGGAGGTCTTATGTACGCAATGCTGGGTGACGTGCGCTTCGAGCTGTTGGGCAGCTTTACCGACCTTGAAGAGACCCACAGCGCCAGCTATGCCAAGCATGAGGTGTTGGCCGGGCGGCCGCGCCTGCAGGCGATGGGCAACGAGCTGACGCAGATACGCTTCGGGATCAAGCTGCATTGGAAGCTGGGCGATGTGGACGCGGCCTATAAGGGCTTGATTGCGGCCAAGGAGGCGCAGCAGGCGGTGTCGCTGGTTTTCGGGAGCGGCAGGTTTGTCTTCCGGAATGTCGGCTACCATGCATTCGGTAGTCAGCATCAGGCCGGCGATGGAAGCGGCGTTTTGCAGCGCGAAGCGGGTAACTTTGGCCGGATCGATTACGCCCATTTCCAGCATGTCGCCGTAGCTGTCGTTGCCGGCGTTGTAGCCGAAGTTGCCGTTGCCTTCCAGCACTTTGTTCACGACCACGCTCGGCTCGCCGCCAGCGTTGGCCACGATTTGACGCAGAGGAGACTCAACCGCACGCAATACGATTTGCACGCCGGCTTCTTGGTCGGCATTGGCGGTTTCTAC